GCTCCGTCACCCCAACCGTTTTTATTTGACATTTTCTAATTTCTTTAAATAAGTTTTTAACTTAACTATGTTGACTTCTTTGGGTTTGTAGGTTTTCATAAATTTAAATTATTATGTAATAAGTTGCCTAATTCTAAATATGAATGCATTCTATTTTCAATATTGGTACACCATTCTAAATTTGATAAACTATTATCGCATTTTACTCCATTTTTATGATTCACTTGTTCTTTATTTTTGTTGTTTATTATAAAAGCATCCGCAACTAACCTATGTACTAAATGATTTTTTTTAATTCCATCTTTATAAATTCCAACCCTACAATAACCCTTTAATGTTAAGTGAAATTTTACTAAATTAGATTTGTAAGTCATCTTTTGTACAACATTGTTATTTTTTGGATGTGGTCTTTCAAATTTTCTTTCTAAACTTCTAACTCTACCTAAATTACTTACTTCATAAAGTCCTTCATAATTTTTTACTGATTTCCAATTTTCTGTTTGCATACGCAATTTTTATAGTTTATAATTTATATTAAATATACCAAGAAGTGTAATTGTTGTTTGTGTCTGGAAACATATCGCTATTTGAATTACTATTGTATTCAGGAAACAAATTATTATTGTTACTTATGTAGTCAATAAATCGTTGTGTGTAGTGTTGCGCTATTTGTGTTTCCTTTTCAATTAAAAAGTCTATTTCGTTTTTTTCTACGCTTGTGCTGTTTTCTGAATTGTGTTTGTAAACTCCTTTGTTTGAAATCGTGTAAGCTGCGAACGGTAAATAATACTTCATAGCCAAATGAATTAGCATCGGCTTTAAATAAGTCGTTGTAAGCGTTAAATAATTGCCTGTTAATGTACTTGCTAATATGTCCGCTTTTATCTTGTCTAATAGCTTCGTTCCTGTGAAATTTTGCAAGTCTGTATCTTGTGCAATCTTGATATATTGAATAAAATTGTCCGTGTCAACGTTTCCGTTTAACGAAGTAAATTTAACTATGTCTTGTCGTGTTACTAAAAGTGCTTCAGCCATTAATTCTCTTTTTTATTTTTAGGTAAAAACCCTTTGTTCGGCATATCAATTGGACGTGTTGCAACTAAACTTGGGTTTGTAATTACATAACCAAATTTAGCGGCTTTTGCTTGTGCTAATTTTTTTGTTTGTTCGGTTATGTTTAAACCCGTTCCTTCAAAGACTGCGTAAACTTGTTTATTCCAACGGTGATGACAATTTCCGCCGCCTTTATATAACCAAATTGAATACGTGTCAGCTCCTTTTGGTCCCCAACCTTTATTAACAACTTGTGAACCCATATTTAAAATATCTTGTTTTCTATAAATTTTATTTGCCTTTACCATTTCAGTACAAAACTCTCTTGGATTGTCCGTTACTTGTCCTTCGTATTTATAACGAACAACAAATTTTACTCCGTCAATAGTTTTGTCTTGTTTGTCTGTTATGTTTGGTCTTGCGTCACCTGTACTAACTAAATTAACAATTTTGCTTAACAAACTTTGTTTAGGTTCACTACTCAATAATTCGTTTTCTTCTTCGTCTTTTTCGTAGTCAACTTGTTTTTCATCTATCAATAGCCAATTGTCTTGTGGTTCTTCGCCTAAATCAATTAAAGCGTTTGTGTGTGCGCTTAATTCCGTTCCTGTTTCTTCTGCAACTTGTTCTTCGTTTTGCGTGTTTTCCAAGTCATTAAATTCTAAAGGTTGTAAAGTCTTAAAAAATAACTTTAATGCAACTCCGTTAAATGCTAAAATGCTATCAAAAGCGTCAAGTAGTTCTTCTTGAAATGGTCGTATAACCATATTGTCAAAAAGTACCGAACTATTTTTTAATTCGTCTGCGTTTGAACTAAACCCGTTTGTTGAAGCAACCCCAAATAATAACGGACTTGTAATATTGTGTCCTAACATTATTTTTCGCAAACATTCTTCGCTTAAATAAGTGTAGTGTTCTGGAGCGTCGTTTAATGGTATGTCTTCAACTGTTGTTTTGCTTTCAGCGTTGTTGTTAAATGCTACAATAACTTTTTGTCCACGACTTCCTGTTAGTTTGTCAAGTACCTTGTTTGAAATTATTTGTTGTTGTTCGTCTGTTGGCACTCCGTTGTTAAAGTTTACAACTTTTGTTCCGCTAAAACCGTTTTGTACTTCGTTAATTAAGTAGTCTGCAATTTCTTCTTCAAGTAGTGTGTAAGGTAACGCACCTTGATAATCAGGGTATGCGTAATATTTCATTCCTACCGAATAAGGTTTAGAAAATAAAATTTCTATTTTATCTTTTGAATATCCAAAAGCTCCAAATCTAATCGGCGCAAACTTTTTTGTGTCTGCCCAATTGTCGCTGTAATAGTAACCTGTTATTTGTCCGTCTTTATCGCATTTTTCAGCTCGTAATAAATTAACAGGTATATGATAAGCTTTTAATATTTTGTCGTGCTTGTCGTTGTAGTGTACTTGAACGGCAAATTGTCCAAACATTTTTCTATCCAGAACCATTTTACGCACGTCTTCTTTGTGAAATAAAGACATCATTTGAGCGTATTCATTTGGCTTTTTGTTAGCGTCTAAAGCACTTAAACCTTTTCCGTAAATTAATCGTGCTACGTTGTTTATAATAGCGTTGTTAGTTGTTGAATTGCTATAACGTTCAATTAAGAATTGAAAGTATTGCGCTCCGTCTTCGGTTAAAAAGTCAACCCAATTTTCTCGGTTTGTTTCCGATACTACAGGTGACGTATAAGCCGACAAATTAAGTACGTGTATATTACTCATAAACTATAAATTCATTTGTTGTTGAATTAGAAACATACTGGTTATTGTTAACCGAAAATGTAACTAAACTTTGTGCCGTGCAAAATACTCGGTCTTTAAATATTATTGTTGTGCCTATTCTTAAAACTAAATTGTAAAAATGTCCTTCAACTAAAGCAAAGGTTGCTGTAATCGTGTTTATGTAATCTCCAACCGTGCTTGACGTAATCGCTACCGCTGTTGTTACGTTTGTTTGTTCGTCTGTTAGTTCCATAACGTTAAACGTGTTGTCACGTGGAATAAAACTAAACGTCTGCGGACTTCCTGAAGGTGTTAATACTATCATATTAGTATAATTAGATTTTCTTCTTTTTGTTCTTTTTTTAAGACAAAAAAAAAGCCGAACTTACGAACGGCTTTAAAAATAATTTTTTTTTATTAAATTACAACTCCTGCATCAATTCCAGCTCCAGTAAATACTCCTGGTGCAAGTCCAGCATCTGCAAAAGGTGAAGTAACAGCCAAATTATTGGCGGGTATTGCTTCTGCCCCAACTAATGTAAAAGTGTAACCATTAAGGTCACCCATTGCAGTACCATTTGAAATAAGTCCTGTTGTTACGTCCATTCCGTGTTCTAAACCTGCTAAATAAAAAGTGTTAGCATTTGTTCTTATTACTACGTGCGGTCGTCCGTATGCAAGTAATTTTAATTGTTTTGTTGTTTTAACGTCTTGTCCTTTAACTGTAAAAGTCAAAGTTTGTTCTGCAAAAGTTGTTCCGTTTTCACGTGAACTTGTGAGTGTTTGCTCGAAACTATTTGCGCCTTTTAAATCGTATTTAAAAAGTGTAGTTACACCTGTAACCGTTAATATTTGGTCTTCTTCTCCTGCTGTTGCAGTGTCATAAGTAATAGTTGACATTGTTCCGTAAGGAATAAAATAAATACTTTTAATTCCCCCGACAAATTCTTTGCATCTCTCAGGTCTCCCCGCTGTAAGTGTACACGCCATCTCGTTTTTTGTTTTTTAATGTGAATAATGTAAAGCGGAACTTTTACACCCCGCTTTTTATTTAATATTATACTCCGTAAAGAACTACGTCTGAACCAATACCATATTGAACCGCTCCGTTGTAACGCATAATTACACGTACATTTTGTGAACCGTCTATGTCAGCCATATCAATTACTTTTACAAGTGAATTGTCATTTAATAAACCGCAACCAAAATAAAGGTTATCTACAGTTGTTGCAACCATATTGTTTGCTCCAAGTCCGTTAGCCATAAAAATTGGAATACCGTCGTAAGATAAACTTCCGTTTGTGTACCATTGTGTTCCCTGTGTGTTTGTTCCGTTTGCTCCTAAACCTGAAGCACCAAAACCACCCAATGCACGAACGTACAATTTAGCAATTTTTTGAGAAACATAAATTCTTAAATTTTCGTTTCCGTAAAGTGCTGCTGGAATTAAATCTACAGTTCTTCCAATTTCGCCAATTACAGTTGTTGCGTCTAAAGTTGTTGTCAATGGAGATGAAACGTCATTAACGTCTGAGTCAGCTAAAAACAAAGTTTTGAAACCTGCAAATTCACCTGCTGTTGCGTTTGTTCCGTTCCAAATTGTAGTTTCAATTTTAGCTGCAACTTTAGCTGCTACGTGTGCAATTAAAAAGTCTGAAAAAGATTTAGGCAACGTTTTAAAAGATGAATAACCCATTTCAGCTGACTGCCAAGATTGCGCCAAGTCTGACTTGCAAAGTTGTAAATTTACTTGAAATTCTTCTGTTGTTAAAACTCGTTCTGTTAGTGTTATAGTTGAAGAAGGCGTAAAGTCACAAGTTGCGTTTGCAACGATGTCGCCTGTTGCAACTTTTTGCATAACTTGTTTGTAAGCTACGTTTGGAAGTATTGTTACTCCGCCTTGCTCTAATGTTGGTGCAGACAATAAAGCTGCTGCTAAATACTTCCCTGCAAATTGACCTTCGTAAGTAGTAGTTATTGATGTTGTTGTACTTAAATTAATGTTTTTCATTGTATAAATTTTTAAAGATTAAACTGCTGTAAATGTAATTGCTGCTGCTGTTGTTCCTACTCCTGAAGCATACCAATTAACGCCATCACAATTTAATTGAACAAAGTCGCCAATTGTGTCAGCTGCGTGTGCAAAAGTAATTGTGTTTTCATCTGCTGCAGGTACGTTAACTGAATTAACAATTGCTCCACCTTGAATAACGTTTGTTGCCGCTTTAATTGTCCAAGCCGTAGTTGCAAATAACGCTTGAACTTGAAAACGAAAATTTAAACCTGCTGAAGTTGCTACCGCAGGAAGTGTAATTTGTGCTCCTGCTGCTGCGTTCAAAGATAAAAGTTTTCCAGAATCTGCTGCGCTTAAAGTAATTGCTGAACTAATTACTTGTGTTTCTAATACTTGACGTAAATCGTCATTTGATATTGAAATTAATGTTCCACTCATTTTTTTTTATTTTAAAATTGTTAATATTTATTTGTTTATTTTTTCTAAAATTGAATCCATTATTGAACGTGGTCTTTTACTTGCGTATTGGAAGTGTTCAACTTCATTCGTGTTTTCAGGGTTAAATGAAATTGGTGTGATGTCTGAAAGTTCGGTTACTTCTGTTGTAACTTCGTCAACTTTAGACAACGTTTCTAATTTCGCTTTTAACTCGATATTTTCTTGTGTTAATTTTTCTATTTCTGCAAAGAACGTTTCTTTAACTATGCTTTCGATTGTCTTCTTTGCTGTTGGTGTTGCTTCCGCTTCAACTTCTTCTTCTACTTCTGGAGCTTCTTCTTCAACAACTTCTTCTTCAGTTGCAACTTCTTTTATTTCTAAAATAATACCTTCAACTTCTACAACTAAAATTCTTCCGTCTTCTAATTCATATTCTCCAATTGGAACAGGAATTTTTTGTTCGTCTTCAGTTACAATAAAAACTTCTTTGTCCATTTCAAAAGCGTCTGCTTCAAAAATTGTTATTCCGTCCATTAACTTCATTGTTTCTAATTTTACTTCCATTCCAAGTAAAGTTTTGATTTGATTAATTACGCTTGTTTTCATATTTGTTTATTTAATTATTTGTTTTATATACCCTGCAAGTTGATTAATGTCACGAACTTTTTCAACTAAAGCAACTGCGGTTTTTACGTTTGCGTTATCTAAATAATTTAACCCAAGGTCTGCAAATTGTTTTTTCATAGACATTAAAATTTTATCTACTTTTTGAAATTCTTTTTGAGCGTTGGTGGCTTGTGTTACAGCCATTCTTGCTTCTTTTATAAGTATTTCGTTTGTTTTATTAAACCCGCCTATTGTATCATTAACCACTTTAGTAAGTGAAACTAATTCGTCAATAATTGCCAACTCAACTTCGTGTTTTGCTAACTCCGTTTTGTCCGCTAATTTGTTGTAAACGTTTTGTAGTGTGTTCATATATTTATAATTTAATTGTTTATTATTTGTTGTATTTTTAAATTAGATTGCTCCTATTCCTTGCGCTTGTAAACTTCCGTCACAACATTTTATTGAGTACGTTTTTCCGTCTTTACATAGGCATCCACGTTGACCGCCTTTTGGACTTGTTTTTGATTGTGCTACTTGTTTTGTTATTTTCTTACTCA